CGAATTGAAAGGCCTGAGCAGCAGATCCATGCACGTGCGGGTCATGAAGCAGGCGGTCCATGACGCTCTGGTGGAGTTCTGCCGCCAGGACGGGGAATTTGCCCAGGCCGTCTATCAGGGCGGGAGTTTTTCCGCCTGCATGGCGGCGGTGGCGAAGGACGCCGGACAATCCCTCTCGGATCTGGAGGCCTACCGCCGGGCGGTGCGGTTCTATTTCCCCGGTGCGGACGTCCGCTTCCACATGTCGGTCAATCTCTGTGCCGACGTGGAGGACCAGCAGACCACGGCACCCGCGGAGGAGCCCAAGCTGCTGGACCTGTTTGACTTGATGTGAGGTGTCGGCATGGGTGAGAAATGCAACGCGAACGCCTCCGAGCGGGAGGCCATGATGAAACTGTTTCCGAATGATTTGAGCGAATCAGAGGAGCTTCAGGCGGAGGATTTCTGCGAAAAGTACCTGTTCTACGACCGCCTGAGCAGCCGGAAGCGGCGCTTTTATTGCAACGGCTGCGGAAACAGCTGGACCGCAGAGCGAGGAGACGAATACTGGACAGGCATGACCCATAACGATGCGGGGACCTGTCCCATGTGCCGTGTGGGGGTAACAGTGAAGTGTCTCGGGAGACTGGGCGGCAGTTCCGGGCAGTATCCCTCCATGGCGGAGAGCCACAATCTGGTGATTCTCCGCCGGTCGGAGGACGGGGCCCTGCTGATCTCTGCGGGCCGTCTGGATGTCCGCTATACCCCGGTCGCGGATGAGTTGCAATGGTTCCTGGAGGAATCAACGGTGTTCCCCATGCGGTCTTTGGCCTTCTACGAGCGACGGAGGTACTACATGGCGCCGGGCAAGCTGGCGGCCTGGAGACGGTCCTACGGACCGAATACCCTGTTCTCAAAGTATTTCGGCATTGACTACTGCGGTCCGTGGCAGGAGCTAGCTACGGCGGGGGAGCCGACGGCAAAGAGCAGCTGGATCTTCAACCAGGTGGACAACGGCGCTTACTACGTCATCGGTCTGGAGTGCCTGCCGGAGACTTCTATGCGGTACAGCGCCGTGGAACTGGTCTTCCCTCCGAAATACGCGGAGCACCGTCTGTTCCGGGGCGTGGTGAGTTATCTCGGGTACTATACCCGCAAGCCACAGCTGGAGATGCTGGTCAAGCTGGATCATATCGACGTAGTGGACGAGCTGCTGAGAAAGGGCAGTCTCCACGGGCTGGTCAACTGGCGGGCGAAAAACCCGCCGGATTTCTTCCGGTTGTCAAAGAGGCAATACCGGACATGGTGCCAGGCTGGGGGCCGGTGGAAGCAGCTCCGGATGTTCCAGGTGCTCCCCAAGTCCATGGAGGTGGAGCAGTTCATGGGCTTCCCCTTGGTCAAATCTGCACCAGAGAAACTCCCGGACATCGGGCGGATCGTGAAGCGGTACAGGCTGCCGATCAGCACTGTGTTGACCTATCTGGAAACCGGACAGCGGGCACAGCTCTGGATTGACTATGTCCGGATGGGGGAGAAGCTGAAGCTGGACTTCTCCCGGCGGGACGTGCTCCTGCCGAAGGATCTGGGCATCCGCCACGATATGGCCGCAAATACGCTGGAGATCACGGAGAACGCCGAGGCCCTGGAGCAGTACCAGACCCGAAAGCGGGAGCTGTATCGAACCTACGCCATGGAGGCGGCGGGTTACTTCATCCGGATTCCGGAGACGGCGGCGGAGATCGTCGCTGAGGGGCGGGTCCTCTGCCACTGCGTGGGCGGTTACGCGCCCCGGCACATGGAGGGCAAGGTGGCCATTCTGTTTCTCCGGTCTATCGAGGATCCGGACACGCCACTGTGCACCATCGAAATGAACGGCACCAAGCTGGTCCAGATTCACGGCTATAAGAATGAGCGTGATGTGGGCAGCATCTCTCCGATGATACTGTATAAGGACTTTCTGGACATCTGGCTTCCCTGGGTGGAGGCATACAGCCCCAGAGACCAGCAGGGTAGACCGGTCCTGCCGGAGAAAGAAAGGAGCCTGACCGCATGAGCGAATTGACGACAGTCCGCACCCCTGCGATTATCGCCGGGGAAGTGCGGCAACTGAAAGAGCAGGTCCAGCGCATTGTCCTGGGCCACGCCATTGAGATCGGCCGGCGGCTGACCGAGGCGAAGAACATGCTGGACCACGGGCAATGGGCGGACTGGCTGAAAACCGAGGTCAGCTTCTCTCAGAGCACTGCCAACAACATGATGCGGATTTTCGACGCCTACGGCAGCGCCCAGATGGGCCTGTTCGGCCCCGAGGCAAATTCCCAAACGTTTGGCAATTTGGAGTACAGCAAGGCGCTCCTGCTGCTGGCGGTGCCGGAGGAAGAGCGTGAGGAGTTCGCCGCGTCGGTGGACGCGGAACACATCTCCGTCCGTGAATTAAAGAAGGCCATCAAGGAACGGGACGAGGCGGAGAACCGGGCCAAGGGCTGGGAGGAGAAATACCAGCTCAGCCAGCAGGCGGCAGAGACCGCAAAAGCAGACGCAGAGACCGCCCGGGAGAACCTGGAGAAAAAAGAGAAGGACCTTGCCCTGGCCAATCAGCGTCTGGAGTCCCTGAATATCGAGCTGAATGAACTGAGGGAACGCCCGATCGATGTGGCGGTACAGGACGCCTCGGAGGAGCAGATTTCCGAGGCGGAAGCCCGGGGCCGTGCCCAGGCCGAGAAAGAGCTGAAGGAACAGCTTAAAAAGGCGGAACGGGACGCCGAACAGGCCCGGGAGGCTTTGGAAGCGGCAAAGCGAGACGCCAGGAAGGGACAGGCGGACCAGACGCTGGCTCGGATTAACTTCCTGTTCCAGGAAATTCAGAAACAGCAGGCGGAGATTTTGAGCCTGCTGAAGGATGTGGAGCCGGAGAAGGCGGCAGCGGTCAGGAAGGCGCTGGCGCAAGGGGTCCGGACTATGTTGGAGCGGATGGAGGTGGAGCAGAATGCCGACGAATCTTGATTACATCATCGCTGCGCTTACCGGCGAAATCGACGATGGAGGCGCATCCTTTGAATCCGTTGTGCATTACAATATCGACTGTCCTCATGTTGAGGGGGAGACTGACCTCCCATGCGACAACCCGAACGTAGAGCCGTGTCGTGATATCTGCGTGCCGTGTAAAATCGAATGGCTTTATGGGGAGTATGACGAGTGGTGAACTGTATACTGACAGAGCGCCTGACCAGGCACATGGACCAAGTTGGGGAGGAGGATTTCTTCCCCATCATCATCCGATGGAAAGACGGAGTTTTTAGCCAGGACCTTGCGACAAAGGGGAAGGTCCAAGCACTGGCGGCGGACCCCGGCGTCAGATCGATAGGATTGGAGGAGACAAATCTTGAACACCAGAGAAAAGCTGATGGAGGACATGGACGCCATGGAGACCGCCATGGGCGACATTGAGGCCAACGGGGCTGTGGACCTGTGGCAGAACCGACTAATTTGGCGGATGTGCAAGGCGATCTATGACCTGATAGCAGTTGTTGTGACGATGCAGGGATAAAAAAATGAAGGGTACTCGAACACTCCATGATATTCCGTTTCGATACGGCGGTTTTATGCACGACTACGAAAAGGATGTCGAGACATGGGCATCTCAAATCCCGAACATGAAACGCTGCTGGTGCTGTGGCGGTTATATGAAAAATCATGTCTTTTCTGATGGCTCTGTCCTAAAACGCTTCCCTTATGTCGGATTTTTCAAAATTTCGAGAGGGAAAAATAAAGGGCGCTATCGTCTTAGAGTATTGTGTCGTGCGTGTGCGTATTGTTTTGAACGAGGAGTGATTGAAATGGACGGGAATACCTATAGGAGTCCCGATGAGTTTAACGAGCGGAAATATAAGGAGGAAATCGGTTATGGCCAGATACATTGACCTGGACAAATTGATTGTGAAGGCGCGGGCAATCGACCCGCCCCACAACTTCCAGCATGAGCGCCGGGACATCGTGGAGTACATCTATGCGTCCTGGAACCACCTGCTGAAAGCGTTTTACAACGATGATGTAGGTGCTGCAGGTTTCGATATCATCGACACGGTCCGGCGAGAAAGCATCCTGTTGAAGCCCTGTCCCATCTGCGGGGGTTCTGCAAGTATTATAAAAGATCGTCAAAACAGGAATGAAGTCACCTATATCGAATGTGTTGAATGCGGGCAAAGAACAGCAGGTTATGGTATTGGCTCGATTTCCGAAATAGTCAGCATTTGGAATCAGCGTTGTCCTGAGGATGTGCACCCCGATGCCTGACATCCCAATCCAGGCCCAATGGCTCACCGCCCAGCAGGCGGTCCTCGGCTCGGTGCTGATCGACGCCAAGTGCGCCGACGCAGTACTTGCCGACACTCGGCCCGGGGATTACACCGGTGTTTACCGGGAGATCTATCTGGTCATTCAGTCCCTGGTCCATGACGGTCAGGTACCGGACCCGGTGTCCGTCCTCCACAGGATGAGCGGTGACGGCGCGGCGGCCCGGCGTCTGCTGGCGGAGCTCATTGAGATTACCCCGACCGCCGCCAACTGCCGGACGTACATGGAGATCCTGGTGGAGCAGTCAAAGCTCCACCAGGTCCGACAGACGGCGCTGGCTCTGGCGGAGTGCGGGTCACTGGACGAGGCCGGAAGGATTGCGGCAAAGCTGGAGGAACTCATGGCGGACCGGACCGGGCGGGCCGTGTACGGTATGCCGGAGCTGCTGGACCGCTTCATGGACCGGCACTCCGAAAACGACCCGGTCAAATATCTCACCTGGGGGATGAAACGGCTGGACACTCGGCTCTACGCCGAGACAGGGGACTTTGTAGTCCTGGGCGGGTATCCTTCCAGCGGAAAAACAGCGCTGGCCCTGTCCTTCGCCTGGCACCAGTCAGCGGACAAGCGTGTGGGCTTCTTTTCCCTGGAGACCCGGGAGGACAAGCTCTTTGACCGGCAGGTGGCCATGATCACCGGCATCCCAATGGGGCGCATTAAACGCAATCAGATGAGCGACGCCGACTGGCAAACCTTTGTTGGCCACGGCTCCGAGATCTCTCACCACACGCTGGATATCATCCCGGCGGCGGGCATGTCCGCCACTGAGGTGATGCAATTCTCCAAGGCCCGGGGATATCATGTTATTTACATCGACTATATACAGCTCCTGAGAGCGGACAACCCAAGAGCGCCAAGGTATGAGCAGGTCTCCCAGTCCTCAATGACCCTCCACACGCTGGCCAACCAGTACGGCATCACCGTGGTCGGCCTGTCCCAGCTCCGTAGGCCGGACCGGACCCGAAATACAGCGCCCACCATGTCCGACCTGCGGGAGTCCGGTCAGCTGGAGCAGGATGCCGACGTGATCCTGTTGCTCTATCAGGCGTTTCCGGATAACCCCAGCGCTCCGGAGCGAGACCTGAAGATAGCCAAGAACAAGGATGGCGAAGCGTCCAAGGTGCTCCAGCTGCACTTTGAGGGCAGCACTCAACGGTTTACCCCGGCAAAGGACCGGCGGCCAATGAAAGAACGAGTGGAGGAGGCCAGGGAGGACATGGCCTATGAGGCGGCACAGATGTCCCTCATCGAGGGGCAGGATGATGAGATGCCATTTTAACGAAGGAGGAATTGAATGGCTTTTGGTAAATTGCAAAGCGGACACTGGATTGTCGCCGGACGGTGCAGTGAGCCGAGATTCAGTTACGTCGGAAAAGAAGACACGCCGCGGTGTACCATCGGCATCGCGGCAGGGAAGTCGAAAGAGAAGGATGAGAACGGTTATCTGAAGACCATCTGGATCAACGTCACCGCATGGCGGGATCTGGCGTCCATCCTCTATCAGGCCCGGAAGGGTGACTCGGTTTTGGTGACCGGCCTCCTGAATGAGCGGGAGTGGGAGGGAAAGACCTATAAGGACATCCAAGCGGAATTCGTAAGCGTGTCCAAGAAGGTGGAGCCCTTTGCCTACTCCGCGCCGCCGGACGCTTCGGTTACTTCCGGCAGTCCGCCGGACTTCACCGAGATGGCGGACGATGAGGACGACGGGGAGCTGCCGTTCTGATATGAGCCAGATACTAAAGGTAGTGGAGACACGGAACGAGGTTCAGATGATTCTCTACACCAACATCCGCATCACCGACCATGACAATCTGGAGGTGAGGCGGCAGAAGCGGGCCCTCAGGAAGTCGGTGTCCAGATACCTCCGGTCAAAGCGGCGATGTATCGAGGCCCTGATTCAGAACAACTTCACGACGGACGATTACTACTGTACCCTGACTTTTTCGGATGAGCGCTATCCGGACAAGGGCAGAAACGCCAATTTCAAGTTCAGTTACTTCATGCGGATGCTCCGAAGAAATGGCTGCCGGAATCTCCGTTACCTGAAGGTGCTGGAGTTCCGGCACGGAGCTGGGCGGTACCACTTCCACGTGGTACTGTCCGGCGACGGGCTGACCGGGGAACTGATCTCGGAGATCTGGGGCAGGACCTACGGATATGCCCGGGTCCGCCGGCTGATGCCGTGGAAGGTCCCGGGGCTGGCGGCGTACCTGGCAAAAGAGGCGCCGGACATCGTGGGCGGAAGGGCGTACAGTCGCAGCCTGCCGCCCTCCGGGCTGGCCGACCCGGTAATCACCTGGGAGACAGTGCCGGATGAGTACCGCATGGTGGTACCCTACGGGTGCGACCTCATTGAGCGGGAGCCACGCTGTGAGAATGCCTACGGCAGCGTCGAGACCCTCTCCTATCTTCTCCCTGCCGGCCAGCCCACAAAACAATTTTATAAAACCTTAGGATTAAAAAAGACTTGAAATAATGTGAGTATTCCGGAGAAAGGAGTGGGAGCCGATTGCAATCACGGGCGGCGTATGATACAATACGCATAGAACGAAACAGGGCCATCTGTCCCAGGTGCGGGCACAAGCTGCCGGGCGTGTTTCATCCCGGCTGCGTCGTCAAAGGCTTGACGCTCCAGTGCCGGAGGTGCCGCACGAAAGTCAGAATCCATATCGAAGCGACCCGCGACCGAGCGTCCAGCGTCCAGTAACTTCAGCCGATACGGCTGGGGTAACTGGGCGCTTTTTGTTTTATCCGGAGCTGCGTGGAGGTGACAGCCCACGCCGGCGGATCAGCAGGGACAACACGGTCGGGAATCCCCGAAACAGCGTCTCCCGAAAAATCTCACGGGGGACTATAGGGGGGAATCAGAGTACGTGCCCGCGCATGAAAAATCCGGGGTGTTTGAGCAAATCTCCGGGGTAAACCGGGGGAGGAGGTGGCCGATTTGGCGGTGAAAAGTGTACGCAGTCAAGTGAAATCCTCCCTCCTGGAGCAGCTCCGGGAGAAGCTGGAGGTGGAGACGGACAGCGAAATCCCGCGGGAGCTGCGCCGCCAGGTGGATGCCTACATCGCTTTCTATGACCAGTTCTGGGCGATGACCCTGCATCTGGACCGCATGGACCCGGATGAGAAGGGATACAACGACACGAGCAAAGAGCGACGGCAGGTCAATACGTCCATGCTGGCGATCCTGAATCACTTCAACTCTTTGGGCGGGAAAGACGCCTGGAAGATCGAGCCGTTCCTGCCGGGAGGTATGCCATGAATTACAAGTCACGGCGGTGGCTTCAGAAGCGGGAGGAGATCCTGCGGCGGGACGGCTACCAGTGCCAGGAATCCCGCCGGTATGGGAAGCACGTGCAGGCCACCACGGTCCACCATATCTTTCCGGCGTCGGACTGGCCGGAGTACCAGTGGGAGGACTGGAACCTGATCTCCCTGTCCTCCGCCCAGCACGACCGGATGCACGACCGGAACACCCGAGCGCTGACGGCGGTGGGTATGGCCCTGCTGCGGCGAACGGCGCGGCGGAATGGAATCAGTGTGTAGGAGTGAGACGATTGGAAATAGTTTACGTCTGTGACAGGAAAAAGACCTGTGCAGAGATATGTCTGCGCTCAAATGATTACTGCACTCACACAACCGACGTGACCCATGCGCTGTACGATGAGCACGTGGATTTCGAGCGGTACGGTGACATCATGTGGGAGGTTCTGCGTCCTGACACAGCCCCCCCTGTCCCTGATCCTGAGCGGCCCGGGCCGGGACCGGCGCGGGGTAAACATTTATATACACGTCGGAAAT